TACGCTCCGGTGCCTATAGGTGGGGCATTAATATTTCCATCTTCTGTTCCAAATATACTTCGAGACACTTTTTCTAAGAGACCGCGTAGAGAGCACTCTTCGTCACAATAAAAGTCTATACCCCAGCCACTCGATCCAGAATAATCTGCCTTACCACCTAAGTGAAATTCTTGCCCAGCAAAGTTGACTGTTTTATCTTGTATACTACGCCCCGGGAATGTGGCTGATCGCGCATATACTAGTTCTCTATCTCCGCTAAAGGCATCAATTCCTTCTATTCCCCAGGAAATTGTTTTAATTCTAAAGGAAAAATCTCGCGAGAACCCAGCTTGAGCTCTTTGATAAAAGTCTTGGATATTTGCTGCCATAATAGTATTTAATCAAGTGTCTAATACCCTGATACTAATTCTTCAAAATTTGCATCTGTTTTTGTAGCATAGAAACTTACCAAAATAAATTCAGCTGTCCTAACTGGTTTAATATAAATGTCGACTTTAAGTTCATTTGCATTAATAACCGCTTGAGTATTGTTTCTTTCATCACATACAATTAGGTAGTCATGTAGACCGTCAGTATTTTTTGCATTTTCGAAGATAGGGGTTAATGTATTAACAATTCTAGTTCTTGTAAACTCATTATTTTGCTCAAAAACAAACAATCTACAAGCTTTCTTAGTAGGTCTTTCTAATGCTAAGAATAATCTCCGTACATTAATTCTATCAAACGCGCTTGGTTTTTTGTTCAGTGTCTTTTGACCAAATATAACTTGCCCCTGGCCTGGGAAGAACGCTACCGGGTTAATATTGCTCTTATATAATTCATCTCTTTGCTTCTGATTAGGATTAATTGCTATATCCGTCGCATTAATTGTCCCGCGGGTAAACCCTGCCGGTGCAATCCATGGATTAGCAATAGAGTCTGTCCTAGCCATTGCTGCAGCTGCATATCCTGAAAATGGTACCCAAACTAGATCACCTACAAACTCATCAAAAACTTGTGCCCATTGTCCATAAACAGCTGCGTAAGATGTGTTTTGAGACTCAAATTGATGGCGTATTGGCCATAATATATCTTTTTGGAAGTTAAGTTCTCTGTTATCAAGAACCTTTGTATTTTGACCTGTTACTAAAATTTGTCGCATTACATCTGCCACAAAGATACAATCACCTCTAGTACCACCCGCTAGATAAGGCGGTTTGCAGAAGTTATCAAATTTTTGGAAAATAGTGTTGTAACTATTTCTAAGAGTTAAGGAATCTCCTGATATACTATCTGACGTTCTTAATCCATTTACAGCTTGCTGTAAGGATAAGTTAGTGTTAAATTCATCATAATAGTCTGTACTTGCTGCACAACTAGCAGCGTATATAGTACCTAAACCACCTTCAACAACTACATCAATATCATATACTTCATCATTAGTTATCCTATTAAGAACTCTGTCAATTTTTTCCGGAAGAGCGCCAATAAGCTTATCTGAAATTGGCTCAACATACCCCCCGATAGGGAATAATTGACCTGCATCAGGTCCAACGTCTGTGTTATAAGCGCTTAATCCCAACCGCGGGTCACCGAGCTTGGCTGATAAGTCAACATATTGAGCATTATTTAGCCCTGCGTCAGCTCTACCAGCTGCGGTTTCCATTAAAGTACCTAGTGAGCTATTATATATCCTAACCCATTTTGTTGGATTACCACTGCTGTCTAATGCATCACCGCCAGATAGTTGATTAGATAAATATGGGTTAACCAGTACTTTTACGTTTCTTGATGCATCGCTCTTATTACCGAGAAAGTCGCTGGTCTCAGGACCACCGTCAGGATTTAATTCCTTTCTAAAATAATTTATCGATCCCGCGAATGAGTCATCTACTACATAATCTAGTTTAAATGCTTCTGTAGCAAAAATAGACTTACGTAGCTTGAACACCCCTAGGCTTAATACATCGCGAGACCCAGCCCCGTCAATTTCATAATCGGTAATATTTTCCATTACTTCGGAAATACTATTATTTAACCCATTTGTGGCAGGTGAACTAGTTGCAAATTGCAATGTTGTAGCAGGTATTTTTTTATACTCATTTCCACAAAGAACAGAAGCAACAGTTCCGCTATTTTTATCTACTGAATAAACATTTTTTATACTGGTAAAATCTGCAGCGGGGTTAAGATTAGAATTGTCTTGTAAACCTACATAATATCCCTGGAAATTCCCATCAATAGTAGTTTGAGATTTATTTAATACGATTATTGCGGCTTTTCCTAAAGCACATAACACTCCATTAACTGTAGAATTATCTCCTTGATTAAAATCTTTAACACCTCCCCCTGTCGCGCTCCAATCAAACAATGTGCCGGCCACTGCACTTAAATACTGATTTTGTGTAAGCTCAATGTGCGCCGGCGCACCTATAACATAAACCCCGCTTCCGGAAAAGTTTAATGTATTATAATCTGTTGCATAGTTATTACCAACTGCTGATACGGGGTAAGCGAGCGCTACGTATTTGGATCCATAGCCATCACCAAGATGAGAACCATATGGTAATCTAGCAGTGTAGACGTTAGAAGGAGATTCTAACAATTGAGTTATAGTATGGTAAAAATATCTTTCTGGTGAATTTGTAGGATGACCGTAAATTCGTAATAGATCCTGCTTTGAGTTTATTCTAAGAACTTCTTCTACAGGGCCTTGCTGTGCAAATCCGGTGACATATATATTAGTCCCCCCTGGCGTGGGCGCTTCTTGTGTAATATCAGTTTCAAAAAGTTCTACGCCCGGGGAAG